GCTTCTGGCATAAGTAATGTATCAGAAGTTGTGGAAGCTACTACAAATTGTGTTGTAGATGCTGCGGTACTAACATTCCTAAACAAGAATGTTTTAGAATCTCCATTAGTTGTAAGACAATCTGCGTTCATAGCAGCTGCTCCAGGGAATGTTGTTGTAGCTATCGTGGTAACTGCTCCTGTAACTGTCCAATTTATAATAGACGAATCACAAGCTTGTGCGGCCGTTATAGCTGTGTTAGTTGAGCTTATAGCTGTTACATCTCCTCCCTGAACCAAAGAAGCTAGATTAGTTTTTCCAGTATTATCGATAGTAAACTGGTTTGTTTTTCCAGCCTTAAGTCCTTCTGGAAATTGCTCCTGGCTTGTATGAACTAACCCACCAGAAGGTGGCTCGCCTGGGTTACTTATTAGATATCCACCAATAAGCCCAATCGCCAAAGCGACGACAACTAAAGAGATAACTCCTATTGTACTTATGTATCCTTTATTAGTCATTTTTATTTGGGTTCTTGGGAGGGGTTTCCCCCTCCCTAAGAATTAGTTATTGGTTTATATTAGACCCAGCTTGAAGCATCAACTTGGACGTCGATTATCGCTCCTGTCATATCCAAGAATGTTTTCTTTCCAAATAGATGCCATGGGTAGACATACCGACCTAGACGTTTTTCAGCCAATCTGAATTCGATGTTAGGAGATTTTTGTACGACTAAATCTGTTGCTCCTTTCATTCCGAATAAGCAGTGCTGAACTTGTTCTGACCAAATGTCTGCGGTGGCTGTCAATCCTTCTGATACAACTATATCTCCGTAGCCTACGATTTTAACTGTATCATTTCCTGTGCTGTGTGTGGCTACAATTCCTGCGTTGATTAACTTCCATCTAGCTCCATCGTTTTCTGCATCAGGGTCAGAGTAAGTTGTTCCTGCGGTTCCACTATCGTTTATACAAGCAGTTAGAGCGGCGAATGAAGTATCGACTGTTGATCCATCTCTTAGAACTCCAAGATATGCATCATCAGAAACGGTATCTGCATCGGCTACGAATTCCATTGTTGCTCCGTTAATAGTTACTGTGTCGGCGGCAGTTGGATTGGTAGCGGCATTCAAGGTTGCAGTGTAGTAAACGTTGTTTGAATAAAAGATATCAAACCCAAATCTTTCCATAACCTTACCATTCATTCCTACCTTGTCTCCTTGCGGAGTGTCTCTACCGGCTAAGTAAAGTCTTAGAGTTTCTAAAACTCTTCCTCCCACTAGTGAGAATCTTTGTTCGATAGGAATGTTCAAGCCATCTAAGACCCTTTGTCCTGCGGCCCAAACCTGGTTAATGTTATTTACTGAAACGGTTATTGCGTTTCCTGCTGTTCCTCCAATGCTTCCGTCATCGACGGTGTTTAAGGCATTTTTAACTTCTCCCGAGATAGCCTGATCGAGTTTGTTGTTTAAGGATCTCATTCCATCTACAGCAAAGGCTTTAGCAGAATCCCATTTGTTCATGATTTTATCAAGATCGTCAACGTAGAAAGGAACAACATTGGCTGTATCAACTGTTCCTGCCTCATTAGTTGCGAATCTATCTTTAATGGTGATGTCTACTCCTGAAGAATAAGATTGTGGGAAAGGTTTTGATCTATACGGTTTATTCCAAGTATCCCCGTCCCGTAAAAGTGTCTTATACTTGGTATTTGCTAGAGCGATGGCCACATTCTCCTTGAAGAATATGACTTGCATCTCTCCAGTCCAGTATTCTGGATTAAAAGCGGTTAATGAATTACCTGAATCGGTCATTTTAGTTTAGTTAAGTTAATAATAGACTTAACCACTCAATGGGCGATTCATCTAGTAGAGTAAGGACTAATCTTCTTTCTCTTTGTTCTCGTCGTGAATAACGGCGGAACGTCTTTCGAACTCTGCAATACCTTCTTTGGTTTGCATGTCTAATCCTTCTCTGGGGTTCTCTCTGTCAAAATCTTTACTTCCCTTCTGTGGTTTTGGCTTACCTGTACTATCTAAACCAGCGCCTTCCTCCTCTGCTTTCTCCTTAGCCTCTTTGACTAAAGCTTCAATGTAGGGGAGTTTGTAAGCCTGCTTGACGCTAACTTTCTTGAGTTTTGCCAAGTCTTGAACCTCCTTCCTTATGTCATCGTTAGGGATATCGAGATCATCTAAATCTCTCTCTTCCATATCCTCTTTCGTGACAAACTTTCCATCATTCTTTTCTTTGTCTTTTTTCTCTTTAGCTTCTCTCTTCTCTTTCTCTTCAGGAGTTTCTTCCTTTGGCACTTTCTCACGATACTTGATCTTTTGACCTATTGCTTTGCCGAGTTTTTTCCTAGAAGTTTTTTCCTTTTCGACGAGTTTGTCGATAAGGTCTGACTGAGAGTCTTCGTCCAGTTCGTAGTTTTTAATTACTTCTGCACGTAGATCCTCTTCAGATAGTTCCTTCAGGTCTTCGACATCTTCTTTGATGTCGTCCTCGGTTTCAATGATCTCCTCTTTTTTGTTTGGGTCTGTTTCTCCCATAGTTTTTTACGAGTCAGAGCTGTTCACTCTTCTCTCGTGATTATATTATTATAATTGACTTTATATGTTCATGTCAAGAGTATCTCTTAAGTAATGTTACTTTCCGAGATAATATCCCTTGGCTTCGTTCTTTTTTGTAAACTCTTTTGCTAGTTCTAAGAATGCTTTGCCGTGCATCTCTTCGCTATAGACTCTAATGAGTCTTCCTTTGTTTCCTAGTACGGCTACTTTCTTAGTGCCTTTGGTATCCTTTAAGGCGTCTGAGACTTGGTCCTTATTCTCTGTCTCTGTCTCTACTTCTTTCTTAGTCTTTGCAGATGCTTTTGCTTTTGTATCTTTCTTTGCTGTCATAATATTAAGTTAAATCTTCATCTACGAGTTTGTCTTTTTTATCTCGACCTTTGTTATTAGCATTCTCCCACGTTAATAAGTAAGAGAGAATATCCTTAATTTTTTCATATGCTTTCTTACAGGCTTTCACTTCCACAGCATATGCTACTGGATCATTTATGTCTTTTACTTCCTCTAGCGAGTTCAACTCTTCTGCCTTTATCTGAAGGAACTGCTTCATCTCCTGGCCGGTGTCAGAATCTAGAGTCCTCTTTAGTTTTATTACGTCTATTGGATATGTTTTATCACTCATCTTTTTGTTCCTCTTTTGGTTCTTCATCGACTCTTTCTAATATTTCTATTTCTATTCGCATGTATTTTTCTGCGACTTCTCTGTTTTCCTTTGCATATTCCAGTCTCATTTTATCAATCTCTAATCTCTTCTTTTCAGACACATCGAATCTATAAAGGTCTCCTAACCTTTCTTTTAGTTTATTGGCTGGTCTTTGGAGATCAGCTAACTCTTTTTTCTTTCTCTCTTTTTCTCTTGTTTCTCCTGTTTGTGGCATGGTTATTTTTTGGCTGTATCAAGTATTTTATCTAATTTACCGGGTTCTTTAGGGAGTTCGGCTGGTCCTCCTTTCTGAAGAGCCTCTGGGTTGCTCTTTGGAAGCGATGAAACGTCTATTCCTTTCATGGCCATTGCCTTTTCTATTAAGGCTTGCCTTCTTACTGGGTCTACTTCCATTTTAATAAATGTTGCAAGTGTCTCTAGGTCAGATGCTATGTTTACATTTTCTCCTGAGATTACTATTTTAGTTCTTACCTTTAATCCTCTCCATAGCTTCTTGTTTATTCTAATTAAAACTTTCTTTCTCGTTTGGAGTTGTTCCATTTTTTCAGCTTTCAAAGCTTCTGCTATCTCTGGGTTGTGTGGTCCGATTGCTACTAGGTTCTGAAGATACCACGTGTTGGTTAGTATCTCATAGTATTTCTTTAGGTATTCTGGGTCTCCTGTAAGAGTTAGGATGTCTTTGGCTTTTATGTCTTCTAGTAATTGTGGGCATATCCATTCTTCAAACACTTCTTCTAATGCTCCGGCTAACTTCTCTCTTAAGAAATTGAAGAGTTTGTTTGCGTTGATATTTAATAGTGCTGTGGATCGGAAAGGTACGTTGCTTGATGTTTCTCCCTGTACTACTTCATAAGAGTTAGCTAATTTGTCTGCAAGGATCATTAAATTATTCCAGTCTGTTACTAGCTGTGCCATTCCTGGTATCTCTAGCTTTACTTGAGACAAGTCTTTTGATTTAACAATATCCCCATTCATTATGTCGGTCATTATATTCTCCACTAACAGATTCTCTGAGCTTTTTAAGACTATCTTTGAAGAGTATTCTAATCCCTGGGCTATTTGGTTTCCTATTTCGTTGGCCCTAGTTTGAATGTCAAACAATATTTCATATAGTCCCTCTCTCCACCAACGTCCTTTATATCTTCCTCTGTGGTATTCTTTGTATGGAATTCCACTCTTAAGTTCTTTTGCATAGAGAACATAGGTGGTGTCTGCTGATCCTCCTCCTTCTGATTTTTCTAGTCCACACACAACTACTTTGGCGTAGACGTATTTCTTTTTATCTGCTTCTGATCCTGATTTCCCTTGGGCTTCCTTTAGGTCATGTATTGATATTTCTCCGTTTCTTTCAAATATCTCATAATAAGGAATTTGCGTCTCTTTCTTGTTTGTATCTTTTTGAGAAGAGAAAGATTTGTTTCCACCGCTAGTGATAGCTTCTTCCATTTTCGCTTGGTCCCATGACTCTGACTTAGCTCTCATTTGAGACTGAGTTAATACGTGCCTTTCTATAACAGGACTATCTTCTAGAGTTTTGGCTGTGGTATTTATTACATAAGTATTTAATGGATCAAGTTTTTCAAACCCTCCTTTTATTTTCTTCCAGATAACATTTCCCCATCCTGAACCTTCTTCTACTGCATCATTTATCTTGGAGTATACTTTAGTTTCTTTCATCCATTGGTCTATGGCTAGGTTTGCAATGATTACGGCAACGTTGTCTTTTTGGTTTTCGGAGTATAACAAAATATCCTTTGTATCAAAGTCTATATTTTTTACTTCCGAATCTATCCTTGGATCTTGAACGTCAAACCAGTATTTATAATTTCCTTGAGAATCTACCTTCCCTCCCGGGTAGACTTTATTTGCATATACGTGAATTCTTTTAATTAGTTTTGATTGCAAGTAATGATGCCCATCTGAAATCTCAACAGGGTCTTCCATGTAAGACCTTATTTCTTCTTCTATGATTTTATAGATTTCCATAGGTTGTTAGATTATTTTGTTTCTTGATTAGTTTATTCTAAACTATTTTAAACTCCCATGTCAAGAGCTTTTCCCTTGACTCTATTCTCTCTATTCTTTCTTATCTTTTCTTCCTTCGTCCTTTCGGGATCGTGATTGGATTTGAATATCTCCGCCATGTGTCTGGTGGCTTCTTCATTAACGTCTGGTCTTTTAGATGTTCTTTGTCTTGGTGGTTCTGTCATAGTAAAGAATGTCCTTGTTTTCTTTTATCTCTATTCGCTTGGATTTTTGAAGCTTCTAATTCTCTCCCCATTTCATTCGTCATTAGTAATTTTATTATACCTGCGTATCTGTGAAGGTCAGCATAATGGGAAGTCCAGTCGTGATCTGGTACTCCTGTGAATCTCCCAGTCTTTTCATCATAGTGTTCTTTATATAATCCCATGGCGTCTAGGAATGTTTCGCATTTCTTTTCGTCTATAAACAATTTAGCCCAGAAGAGTTTTCCCATGTTGATTCCATTGTCTACTGATAGTTTCGGAACTATTTCAAACTCTATTCCTTGCTCTGCTGCGAAGTCCCATCTTGTCACTCCTGTTGATTCTTCTGTAGCTGAAACATCATGCGGAGCAAAATGCTTTCCGTAGATATATTCTTTTTCTTTTACGGTCTTTATCATTTGGAGGATTCCGTCCGAAACGTTTCCTGCTTCGCAGTCTATCATTCTGTATTCGTCCATTGATGCTTGGTAGAATCCAACGGTTAGATTCTGGCCGACGCCTAAATCCCAAACTGTGTGGACTGGTATTGCTGGATCCCATGGTACCATCTTTATCCTTCCTTCCTTTCTGGCCTTGGCAATTTCTTTCATGTAGTAGGCTCCACGGATAGCTGCTTCAAATGAGCAGTACCATTCCTGTTCGAACTCTTCAATGGTCATTTCCCCTATCTCTACTAGCTTCTTATCGTCCTCGAGGGCTTCTTTTAAGTTTTCCATGACTTTTCCTTCTTCTATTCTTAGGTTGTCGTCTATAGTCCTTAACATGCTAAAGAACGTGTCAGGGTTCGCCTGGGCGTTATTAAACGTCCTATAGAAGCTTCCTTTCCCTTTCGGTGTGCCTAGCCATATACAATATCCTTTTCTGTCTGCTAAACACTTTGATATAATTTCTCCGAATAGTCCTGGTGGTTGTTGGGAGTTTTCATCCAGCGCCGCTCCGTCTAATCCAATTCCTCTTAATGAATCGATGCTCTCTGATCCGAATAGAGATATTGTTGAAAGGTTTGGGAATGTTACCAATAGTTCTGATTCATTATATTTTATTCCGGGAATATTTCTGGTGTATTGCTTTACCATTTTCCATGCTATTCTCTTGGCCTGTTTGTAGGTTGGGGCTATGTAGGCATAGTCTGTTTCCTTTCTTCTTCCTGCGTCTTTGATAAAATGATTGATCACGGCCGTGGTCTTTCCGGCTCTCCTATGTAGTACCAAAACAATCCACCTTCTCAAGGTGTGATGCATTTCCTTCGCCCATTTTCTTGGCGTGTACTCTATCTGTATTTTAATTGGTTCTAATGTTTTTACTCCTTCCATGTCATCTCTATTGGTCTTCCGTCGGCCCCCGTATGCTCTTGCTTCTCGGTAAAGCCTTGGAAGAATTGGAGCCATAGTTTTACTTCTTGGCTTCCTCCTTTCTTTGTTATATTTCTTAGTAATGATAAAAGAACCGTTGGAGTTTTAGATTTTCCCCATAATTTCATCCCTCCGTCTACCTTCTCTTGAAAATCTTCTCTTTTTTTCCAGTCAGTTAGGGTGTCTTGGTGTATTTTATATTTAGCTGCGAATTCCTTCTGAGTTCCTATTTTAAGCAATTCCGATTCTAGCTCATCCTTAATTCCTAGAGCCGTGATCTGCGAATCTGTAAATAGCCTCATTACTGGGGATAATACATACCACCTAATGAACATTTCAAATTTTTCAGGGTTATCTAAATCGGTGGGTATCTGAACCTTTGGTTTCTTTGGTTTCTTCTCTGGTTTTAACTTAATTGTCTTCTTCTTGGCTGGGTTAGCCTTTTTTTTAGTCCGTTGGACTTTTTTCTTTGTCATGTGTTATTTAATCTTCTTAATCTTAATGCTATTGTTATCCTTCTCCAAATTGCTTTTTTAAGAGCTATCTTTCTGGAAAAACTTTCTAAAGTCATCAATTTCTTTATACTCATTTTATTATAAGTTCGTTCTAACAACTTTACTATTTCCCAATTTTTATTATATTTGTCTTTCTTCATACCTTTGATATTGGGTTAGTTATTTTCTTGATTTCCTTCCCAGACTTTTTCAATTATGTTTTTTAATCCTTTTTCTTCCACTCTTTCAAGTCCCCTACTAATTGCGAAT